AGCAGACCTCAGGGGAAGCCAAGCGATTGCACAACTGTCTGACATGGTGATTGCCCTGGAGCGCTCACAGCAAGCTGAGGAACCTGAGGACCGCAACAAGACTACTGTCCGCATACTCAAGAATCGTTTCAGTGGTGAGACAGGTGTTGCGTGCACGTTAGCTTACGACAAGGAGACAGGGAGACTCAACGAGACTCATCACTTAGATACTACTAACCCATTTTAATATATGAATATAGCAGTATTTGACATTGAGACGAACGCTATACGCAACTGGAATACTCTGGAGGGACTAGAGAAAGTCCACTGTATGGTCATCATGGATAACGAAGGCACACATCGTTACCGCAATAACGACACAGAGAACAACATCGAGGAAGGCTTAGAGCGTCTCGCTAAGGCTGACATTGTTGTTGCTCACAACGGCATCGGGTTCGACCTGTCTGCTCTACGCAAACTGTATGGCTTCGAGCATCCTAGGATTATCGACACGATGGTCTTAGCGAGACTCAACCATCCTGATTGTAAACGCGAAGACTGGCAGGAGTGCAAGCTCCCTACGTTTATGAGAGGCAGCCACTCGCTCAAAGCTTGGGGTATGCGCTTAGGAGTGCACAAAGACAACCACGGTGCAACTGAGACATGGGAGCGCTGGTCGAAAGACATGGAAGACTACTGTGTGCAAGACGTTGTGGTCAACGAGGCGCTCTATGCCCACCTCATGCGTGATCGCAGCGTCGACGACCAGGACTTGGTGTTAGAGATGGACTTCGCGAGAGCAATCAGAACTCAAGAAGAGAATGGCTTCCCGTTTGACGTAGAGGCTGCTAATCGTCTGCTTAAAGTTCTCATGGAGCGACGAGCAGACCTCGACGAGAAACTCCAAGAGACATTCCCGCCGCTTGTAGTCGAGACTAAGCGACCTTGGTGGGTGACTCCTGACGGCAAGATGTGGTTGACTAAGAAGCTTGCTCAAGAGGCAGGCTACAAGGAGATCGAGAAGGGAGCTATGAGAACAAAGCAGGTTCCGTTTAATCCACAGAGTCGCGACCAGATCGCAGAGAGACTCATGGGTGACGGATGGAAGCCTCAGTATTTCGATGGTAAACGTCCTGCGATCAACGAGGCAGTCCTCAGAGAGATCGGAACACCTCCAGCGTTGCAGCTCTTAGAGTATCTGTTGGTGGCTAAGCGTCTCGGTCAGTTAGCTGAGGGTAAACAAGCGTGGCTAAAGCTGGTAAATAATAATAAAATATATGGATCAGTAAACACAGGAGGGACTGTTAGTGGACGCTGTAGTCACCTGAACCCTAACGTAGCGCAAGTGCCGAGTGTTGGCGCTGAGTATGGCACTGAGTGTCGCTCGTTGTTTACAGCACCAGAAGGTAGAGTTCTAGTCGGTTCCGATGCGTCAGGCTTAGAGCTCCGAATGTTAGCTGCTTATCTCCACAAGATCGACGATGGACGTTATACCAACGAGATCCTCAGCGGAGACATCCATACAGCTAACCAGGAGGCTGCTGGATTACCTGATCGCAACGCAGCGAAGCGCTTTATCTACTGCCTGATCTACGGAGGTTCAGATGGTAAGATCGGAGAGGTAGTTGGCGGTAGCGCTAAAGAAGGCAAGAAGCTCAAAGACCAGTTCTTCAAGCAGATGCCTGCGATTAAGCGCTTACGTGACGCAGTGCAAGACAAGGTGCAAGGCTTCGGGTTTCTCAAAGGACTTGATGGCCGTAGGTTGCCTTGTCGCTCACCGCACAGCGCAGTGAACCTCTTGTTACAATCAGCTGGCGCTTGTGTCATGAAGCAGGCGCTGGTGCACTTTGTCAACGACATGCGCGGAGAAGACTACCAGCTTCACGCTAACATCCACGACGAGGTTCAGTTTAGTTGCTCACCTGATAAAGCAGATGAATACGGCCAGCGGTTCGTCGATGCAATAGTCAAAGCTGGTCAAACCTTTGGACTCCTATGCCCACTCGATGGAGAATACAAAGTCGGAAACAACTGGGCAGAGACACATTGATATGAAACTAATAATCGACGGAGATATGTTCCTGTATCGCGCAGCGTTTGCCTGTGAGGTTGAAATCAAATGGGACGAAGATACCTGGACGCTACACTCTAGTGAAAGCGAAACACGGCATAACTTTGACTCTTCGATCCTCGGAGTTGTCAACAAGTTAGACAAGAATGCTGACTACGTGTTGGCATTTAGCGACAAAGAGAACTACCGCTATGATATATATCCTAATTATAAATCTAATAGGCGTAACACTCGCAAGCCTCTGGGGCTCAACGCTCTCCGAGAGTGGGCTATTGAAACCTATGATAGTAGAGTGTTTCCGAGGCTCGAAGCTGACGATGTGTGTGGTATCATCGCTACCGAAGATCCATCTTATGTTGCTGTGAGTGGCGACAAGGACTTCGGGACACTACCGATCACTTGGTATAACATGATTCGCGACGAGATCCGTAGCGTCACTCCAGAAGAAGCTGAAAAGTTTCACCTTGTCCAGACGCTAGCAGGAGATCCGACAGACGGCTACATGGGAGTCAAAGGGATCGGCACTAAGACAGCCGAGAAGATACTTCGCAAAGACGGCTATACGTGGGAAACAGTTGTCACTCAATACGAGAAAGCTGGACTCGACGAAGACGATGCGCTAGTAACAGCGAGACTCGCTAGGATCTTACGCAATGTAGATTACGATGGAGTAGATATTAAACTCTGGGAACCGACAATTTGATTCACTGGATGTGCACCCCCGACCGTGGCGCGTCGTTACTCTACGCCTGACAGCCTGGAAAGACAGGCAACCACTTTAAAAGAAAATGAAACACTTACTAATACTAAACGAAACATTTAAACGCGCAGGACTCACTACGCACTTCCGACAGTCGATTGCTCTGGCTATCTATGCGAGCGAAGGGATCAAAGCAGAGAACATTGCGAAGATCACAGGAGCCTCGACAGCAAACATTAGGACTACTTGTTACCTTATGGTCGAACAAAAGCTGATACGCATCGAGCCCACAAGGACAGGCAATAAGTCACATGCTAATAAATATTATCCCACTCCGTATCTGAGAGATCTTGTGGAGATTGCTGACAACGAACTGAAATTACATTATGAAACATCCAGAACCGCTTGATGTCTACAAGAACGTGCTGCCTGACACAGGAGAGCGCAGCGAGTTCTCTACGGGTGCTGTTCGAGACGCTATGTCTGGCAAAGGGATGCCTAGTTGCATTCCACTAGAAGCACTCAGAGCAGTCTCTAGGCGCTTTGAAGACGGAGCAACTAAGTATGGACGAGATAACTGGCGCAAAGGAATCCCTTTGTCACGCTACATCGACAGCCTCTATCGCCATCTCTGGGCATACATGGAGGGAGACATTAGCGAAGACCACGGTGGTGCGATCATCTGGAATGCTATGTGTCTCGTTGAGACTCGCGCTATGATCGACAGAGGAGAACTCCCAGGAGAACTAGACGATTTATAGGAACTATGAGCTTATATGAAAACACTGATCGCTGGCCTACAGTGCCATTGAGTGTGCTTGAAGCCGTCGAAAAGGCCTACCCTAAGCGGGACTTCGGCCCCACTGTATCTCTGAGGCAACTCGATTATCACTACGGGCAGCGCTCAGTTGTTACTTTGTTGCGTCAAGTCTACGAAGAACAAAACAAGAATATTCTCAACACTAACTTAAGACAATAAAATGTGCATGGCTCCTAAGATCCCACCGCCTCCGAAACCTATCGCGCCACCACCGCCCCCAACTAAGGTCGCAGAGAAAGTTATCAATCCTACGATGAGGCGAAAACAAAAGGCAGCCACTAAACGATCTCCACTAACAATCCCTCGTTCTTCTGTGAGCACACCCACTGGAGGAACGGGGGTTAATTATTAATAAATATAACATATAGAAACCCCCTATGTCACTACAATATGGAACTGTAGCGCGCGACGTTACGTCATCAGCAGACATCGACATCAACTGGAACGGAAGCTCTGGGATGTTCGCTGTGATCGGAACATTCGGGACCGCTCAGATCAAGCTACAGCATAAGCTCGCTGATACCTGGGTCGACATCGGCGACGACGTTACGTTTACTGATGACGGCCAAGCGTTGTTCACGACATCTGCTAAAGATCTTAGAGTTTCTCTTAGCGCTGCTCCGACTAACGTAGACATCATTGTCGCTCCTGTTGCTGATAACAAAGCATTTTAAGTAATGTCTCTTACCCGACCACTGACACGCCCTCTGACTCGTAAGATAAGTCGAGCAGAGTTAAC